AAAAATTGGATCCTCGTACGGGCACTGCAAATCGGGCACTACCACTGAACGCTTCATATTGTTTAATCCTCATCGTCATCATCGTATGGAATTCGACCGGGTAACTCAGGCAACCAATTAGGGGTAGGCAGGATCGTTGCTGGATAAGTTAAAGGTTCAAGAAGTAACGCCAAAGCAATTTCATCTGTAAACCCAGCCTTTTTAAGGCTCTTCCAGTATTCATTTAACCCGATGCAGTAACTTTCTAACTTAGAGTAATCCTCTAGCTCGATTGCTTTCTTTCTTGGCATAAGATTATTGTGACTTATCACAAAGCAATTCGTAGATTTTATCAACGCGTGTCTCTAAACGATTTACTGAGTCGCGCAGGGAAGATCCACTATTCGGCTTCAATTCCGCTAAATAGTGCTTCACTAGGAACTGGAGCATCGCAGTGACACCACCCAGCACCGTCACGATCCCCACTGCAATAGCAGCCCAATCTTGCGCGCTCATTTTTTGGGTGTGGCATAGCCAAAGACTCCAGCCAATACTGCCCAAAGAATTGAACGGTAATCAGCTGCAAAGTTTGATGCTGCCCATGCTGAAAGGAATGCGCCTGCGGTCAGTACTGCTGGGTTTTTCATATTCATTTAGTAGATGCTCCTAATAGCGGTATTTGAAAGAACGAACCATCTGTATCACCTTTGCTAGTAAAAGATACGTGCATATGGTGACGATGCTTATTGATGCCCGTATACGTTCTCCAACGCCAGGCGCTTTTGGCGCTGGCAATCTTGCCGTCGAAGATGATGTATTTAAGGCGCTTATCAGACTTTGCCAAGAGACGAAGTTGATCCGCCAAATCAGGCATGAGGTCTGGCTTTGCTTTGCCGGACAAATCGCGATCAACATCGATGGCACGTACCCAGCCTTGCTCATCTGGATTATGGTCAGACTTACGAGCTGAGTGGCGAGTATCGCCGATCCAGCCGTCTGAGGTACGGTCACGATCGCTGAAACAATCATCGAACTGTTCGCGAAGTTGTTGTCCTGCTTTGCAAAGTTTAGGTTTCATCCAAGTAAAAGAGTTGCTTCTTCAGCCGTAATACCTAAACGATCTAAAAGCGCCGCCTTTGCGTTTAATTTTGCTTGATCTTCTTTTAATTTCCAAGCGTCAAACGCCGCAAAACCGTCAGTAAATTGTTTTTTGCTGATTGGTGTCACGCCTTCGTTATAGATGATTGAGTCAAAATCATCACCATAAATGACCCAACCACCTGTCGGAATAAGCATTCCTAATACATCGCCACCTGTTGCCATTATGCACCAATTTCCATGAGTGTAATTGTTGATGTTGCAGAAAGTCTTTGAACTGTTACCTTGCTTGCATTATCTAATGAAGCGAATTGAGATTTATAAGTTGTTGCAGAAGTTGTTGCTGGTGAGTCTAAGTAGGTAGTTGAAGATCCTCCTACTCCAATAATATTGCCATTTCCTGTCCAGCCAGCGCTCGTTTCAAAAGTTATTAAAGTGGTCGCACCGCGTAATAGTCTAAGTCCAGCGGTTGTATCACTTGTATCTTTAGACATACCTGTCTGACTTACAAATACTAAGATTTTGCTAGTTGCCGAAGTTGGAGTTATGGTTGCAGTTAGACCGGTATCGGCATAAGTGCTGCTGCTGCTTGAAGTGCTTGTGCTGTAAGTGGCGTTGACGACCTGTAAGACTTTTCCGCTTGGCGGCTGCGCTGCCCATTTGATACCTGTAGATTGAGTTGAGTCCGCTGTAAGTACATAACCGTTTGTGCCTACTGGCAATCGAGCTGGAGTATCAGCCGCTGTGGCTGTAATAAGATCACCTTTGGCATCAAGAATAGTTAAAGGATCAACTGCAACCCAAGAGTAATCAAGGTCTGTGTTAGATGCCTTGGCTAATACTTGGCCAGTTGTTCCGCCTTTTAAATCCACCAATGCGGTGTCGATGTCCTGACCAAGGGCTGCGATGGCTGTTGCGCCGTCCTTCACCAAGTCAGTTGATTGAGGTATATCCCAACCAAAGTTAGTTGTTGTTGTTGCCATTAGGCTACTGCTCCTATCGCGTTATTCCATGTAAGGGTTGAGGACAAAGTATTCCAAGACTCAGCCGCGTCTACTTGGTACCATTTTACCGCAATTTGGCTGAATGCTATAGGACTTGCGTTAAAAGTTATTCTCAGGTCGTTATAAGAGGCCTGAAATCTCCAGCCCTCGATGTAACCTTGGAATGATCCATCCGAGATATTACCGGGCAGGTTTTGGATCCATACTGGCTGACCCATGAAGATATTAAGCAAAGCATCTCGATCGGCATCGTCGATCTCTGGATTGCCAAGAGGAAAGGTGATTGACTCAAACTTGGCCTGAGGATAGGCGCGAAGGGCAATATAACGATCTGCTAAATCTTCAGCGTCTGGAGTGTCTTTGATGCGCGAGGTGTAGGTTTCTGCATAAATTCCGTACGTGCTTTGGCTTAAAGCATCCTCAGCGGTATAACTGCTTGCGCCTGACGTGCCATAGTTTAGATTATATTTATTACGCAAATCACCTGATTTAGTAGTTGAAGCAAGACCAGCGCCAAGGGCTTGATTTGCATCAAGAATTGTGTATCCATTAGCTGCTAAATAATTTTGGCGGTGTACTGAGTCTGCATAGCCGATATTGCCATTAGCATCCTCGTAAAGGACTCCTAAGGCTGAATTGGCAATGGCTGTGGTTAAAGAATATAGATCAGTTTCTTCTGAAGATCGAGCAATCATTAAATAACTGCCAGGGCGATCGATATCGCCTAATCCAAGATTGACAGCATTTTCCCAAATTTCGGTCGGGTTATAAGTTGCCCAAGTTTGGGCTGCTGGTACTTCATTCCATTGACCTAATAGATAACCTGATAAAAGGGTATAGATCTGATCGCCATCTTCATCGATCGACAAAATGCCCGGATCGATGATCTTGGGCAGTTTAGATAAAGCACCAAGGGCAGTAATTGTGGCAACGGTTGTAACTGCTACTGACCCAGCGTCATTTACTGAAATAGTAAAATCGCTTATATAGCCGCCAAAGATAGGGACATAATCGCCAGATGAGTCAGTTACTTCAATCGTCATGCCAGTACCGACATTAAATGGATAACTTGAATTGTCTAGGTTTATTAACTGCACTTGGCAATAGCCAGCAACGGGCTGAGAATAGATATCGGTGCGGCCAGAAGTGACAACCAAATTGGCAAGGGTAACGTCAGTGACTATTGAGCCATTGATTTTAACAAGCCATTGAGGTGTATATTCAGCCATTTAGAATGCCAAAGCGGTTGCGCCTAGTGTGCCTCTAGCACTTGATTGGTTAAGTACATTGATGATGCTTCGGGCTGTACCCTCAGTATCGATCGCGCCATTTACGGTTATGTTGTTGTTAACCATTTGGGTTGCGGACATGCCAGAAGTTGAAGGAATGGCAAGAGATGGAGAATATGAAGCACTGCTAAATGGATTTAAGGCTGATCCGATTTGCTTAGATATATCGATCACGCGCTTGATCTTGTTGTAAAGATTATCAAAGAAAGACACTACTGAAGCAAGGCCATCGATCAAGGCTCCAATCGCTCCGCCTACGATCTCAAATGCTTTACCCAAGGTCTTGCTTAGGATTGGTGCTAACACGTCTCTAGCAAATTCTGCTATGCCTTTAAATAGGGCAAATAGTGGCTTTAATTCGTCTTGGTTTTCAATAAATGAGTCACGTACTGAATTGAAGGCTTTACGAAGGCCATCGGTAATAGGTGTTAAGAATTCTATGACCGGGCGAAGCTTGTCTCCAAGGTTGCTAGTAAAATCTGCAATCGCTGGGATTACCTTTTGAACCAAAGTTTCGATAAGTGGCGTGATTGCTGTAAGAATGTAACCGCCGATGGTTTCCTTGCCTTCATCAAAGGCCACCTGTAAACGGGCTAACTTTCCTTGGAATGTATCTGCTTGCTTTGATGCCTGGTTTTCGAAAGTGCCAGCAAGTTTTGCTGTAATCTGGTCAAATGAAAGGGTTTTAAGTTCAGCCTTATCTAAACCAACACCTAGGCGGCCAAGACCTGCCAGATTGCCTTCCTGAGCCTTTGAAAGGGCTTCTGTGACTTGCTGAAGGCTTTTGCCACTACCAGCCGCAATATCAAGTGCAAGAGTCTGTAAACGCTGAGCCTTGTCAACGTCTTTGGTTGCACGTGTTAAGCGATCTAGGGATGGACGAAGTTCATCATCGGTTACGCCAGTAGCAAGGCTAGTCTGAAGAATGTAATCCTCGGTTGCCTTAATCTGAGCATCGGTTGCGTTTGTGACGTTCTTTAAAGTATTGGCTAACTTGGCTTGGGCTGCTTCATCCTCGATGGCAGATTTAACGCCATCTACCGCTAACTTGCCAGCATAGGCAACAGCGGCTGCGCCTGCTACTGCAAATGCCACGCCAGCCTTTTTTCCAAACTCGCTGACTTTATCGCCAAACGATTGAACATCTTTTGAGCCAGTATCTAAGCTTTTCTTTAGATTATCGACATCGCCAAGGATGGATAACTTCAGCGTTCTATTGCCTGCCATTAGTCCCACTCCTTCAAAATGCGATCAAATGCGCTTTCCCATTTACGGATCAATTCTGGCTGGATCTTGCGCAAAGTCGAATAGATGAAATATCCGCTATTGCCTCGACCCTGCCTTGGTGTCCGAGTTGGGAATTGCTTGTACTGCTTTGAACCAAATTCCATGCCGTAAAGCAGGTCTAAGGTTGAACCGCCACCAGAAAACTTTTGCCGGGCAAACCCATAACTGAATTCACCAACTTTAGAAGTCTTTGAGATCTTAACGCCGTCTGCAATTCTGCGAGCAGCAGTACCAGACACTTGACGTGTTGCTGCTGTTTTCTTGATCTCACCTGCAGCAAACTCAGCCAGCGCCGATGACTCACGCTTTGCTTCTTCAACTGCCTGAGCATCCATGGCTTTAAACGCTGTAATAATTGAGCGCAGTTCTCGCTTATCGTAGGTGATTGGATCACTTGCCACGATTGCGCTCCTTTAGTACATCGATCGCTGTTAAAATATCTTCCGCCGTTTGCCACTCAGACATTGGTATCCCAGTGGCTATTGCCAGTTCAACTATTAGTCGGCTGACGCTTCCTGGCTGATGACTTTTGGGTCTTCAGAGTCCGTGTCTATGTCGACTACGGTTTCCATCCAAGCCTCGAAAGGCTTCATTGGCTTACCGCCTGCTTCGCGTTTTAGAGCTGAGTAAGCGACAAATAAAAGATCCCAGATGCCTGAGAATTCTCTAATTGACTTCTTCTCTGCTCTTTCCCACTTAGCAAAATCAGGCGGATAGGCAACAACCGTTGCCATATCCCCTGACCCGTATGTAATTGTTAATTGCTTTTGCATGCTCCCGATTTCCTATCTCTTAGCTGAATGTCTCTGTTGGTGTTCCAACTACGGTCATAGTCCAAGTATCTGTCTGAGCATCTGGCGCTGTTCCGTTTACTGATGGGAACACTGGCAAGATGTTGCAAGCAAATA